ACGTCGCCAAGCTTCGGAATATCCCGAAGGACCTCAAGATCAAGCAGCATGACCCGTTCATCTCGTCTAACGGCCGCGATGATGGAGCCTATGGAGACAGGCCCATCCATCAGCTGAAGGACCTTGGTAACGCCCCCGTCGCCTGTGACCCCGAGGAAGTCGACAGCCCGCGGAGGATCGTGACCTTGATTGACAGTCTCTGCTATGCCCATTCTCTCCGTGAGTATTCCGGAGATGACATCATTGCCTGGGCTCCTTACTACCCAGACCTCGCCGGCAAGACCGACGAGAGCGTGTATTACGCCGACTCAGAGAACACGTTTACTGAGATCATCGGCCTAAACGCAGTTGTCGGCTCCTGGAAGGGACAGCTGGCATGGGATTTCACGTGCAACGACGTGGTCTACGTCGAGAATATGGACGGCAGCGCATTCACCGTGTACAAGGTGTACCGCTACCCGCACCCAGAACTTCTCAAGCAGACCGTGTTCTTTTGCGCCATTCAGACCGTTAACTTGCCCTACTCCGTCGTTGATCTAATGACGCAGTGGACAAAGGACCATTCTCTCGGGTCCAGCGGTATTGGCACTCCTGGCCCCGCCAAGAATGTCACTCTGGTGCCACGTGACCCTCTGCGTCCGCACACCAAAGACATCCTCGTGATGTCGTGCGGTACACCCGAATTTCCGACCGTAGCAATCAAGTACAAGAACGACGTTGGACCGTGTTCGAGTGCTAGGATGACCGAAGCTGTGTACAACTGGATCAAGTACCAACACACATGCGGAGGTCGGGGATTGACCGTGCACGAGGCAATCAAACGCCTTGAGATGTTTACCCGCGAAGGCGAGGAAACGAACGTGCCCGGATCGGCAGCTTACTGTGAGCTGCTGCGGACTGTGTCCTGGTGGGGCGACCTGCCTTGCGTGATCTACTATGATTACCGCGAGAGCGACACCCATCTGCCATCTGTGCCTGTTGAGGAAGAGTCTGCCAAGGCTGTTCTTGCCGCGCCGAACATCTCCAAGGAGAAACCGTGTGTTCTGGCAAAGAACCCCGAAGCGATGAAAGCCTACAAGCGCGAGAAGATGGAGGGTATGGCCAACGATGTTGTACCCACGTCCGATTGGACCAAGATTGCGAATTTGGTTGTGAAGCAATTTGTGCTTGCTACCTCAGCGCAGTCCGGTGTCAAGAAGCAGTCGCTGCACTTGATCGACAGAGAGAAAGTCCTCGAGAGCCGCACTCGCAAAGCCCAGGTCGCACGTTCTGTGACTGACGGCATCGGCCCAGCCCCACCCGAGCTCGGTCGCGTAGAAAACAAAACTGAGGCGGCGCACAAGACAGCCTCCTGCCCCCGTGGCGTCCAGAACCCCGAGTATGATGTCTCCATCAACTCCGGCATACTGGCCAAGAGTTTTGCTCCCGTTCTCGATGAGCTGGATTTCTACGACCCTGGTCGCTCCCCCGTTCCCATCGCCGAGCACATGCGGCGCACGTACGAGATGAGCATTAAGCACCAGACCAAATTTGAGGGCGGTGGTATCCGAAGCGTCGATTACACCGGCGCTGACGAGAAACACTGCAAGCTCTCCAATCTTATTCTCCGTGAAATGATCATGTTTTACTTCACGGAGAGCGACGTGGAGGAGGCACTGGCCATCTATGACAGCTGCTTTCACATGCGCCTTAAGGTTGGGAGCTCCGTCAAATCCTCCGGTTGGAAGAATGCGAGTGGCACCGGCATCACTACGCTTCTGAATACCATAGTCTTTGCAGCTCGTGAGATGCAGACTGTGATCGTTGCGATGGTATTTCGCTCGATGGAGGATGCTGGGGAATTGAAGAGAGGCGAGTACATACAGGACAAGTACGGCAAGGACTTCATTACGAAGCCGTACCCCGACTTGAACTACGCCAAGTTCCTCAAGCACTTGCGGATTATCGATTCTACGTGGGAGCTACACAAGATTGCGGGTGCCAACTGCCCTAAGGTACCAGCGCTCCAGACCATTTTCACGTGGATCGGTCCCAAGTTTGGCGACGACGGGGTGGATCCTTCCACTCCTTTTGTCAGCAATTGGCTTTACGAATGTGCAATGAAGTATGTGGATCGCCAGGATGGCTTCGTCAGGAAGCTGGAGACCACGGACGCGGCGAAAGAACAGCCGGTTGAATACCTCAGCCGGATTTACCCCTGCCCACTGCGCACGCTTTCATCATTTTGCAAAGTAGAGAAAGCCCTTGCTAAACTGTCAGTTGCCGTCGGGCGTGACCGCGATCGCTACGTTCTCAAGCTTAAGGGCTATTTCGAGAATGATCGCAACACCCCAATTGTCGGCGCTTTCCTTGAAGCAGTTTCCAATATGTACGGAGTCACACTTGCAAAGATGACCGAAGAAGAGATGGTCTCATTGGCAGACGACGACAAAGAATTGTACTGGAAGCTTGCAAATGGGCCATTCCCCTCTGACGAGGGGGCATCGGACGAGGCATACGCATGCGTTGGTGCCGACTACGGAGTTAGCTCAGGTGAGCTTCGTGAGTTCGATGACAAACTCCGATCCCGGCGCACATGGGCTGGTATCCAGGAGATGATGGTTCCTGCGAAACTTATGGATGAAACGCAGGAAGACCCGCTTGGACTGACAGGCAAGACGGACCCCCCCGGGGTCGAGCGCGCAGCTGCGTTCGACTGCACCACCAAGGGGGCGGATCCAAGGATGGAGGACTTCGAGTCCGTCGGCGGCACTTCAGCCAACCCCACGAGCCTCGAGGCTAACAGCCCCGAGCTCGCGGAACGCCTGCGCACCGCTCGTGAGCGTTCGAGCGCTGCCCGCGCAGCGTTCGGCATGGAGTAGTCGCCCCTCTAGGGTGGTGGTGGTCGCGAATTGCCCTCGCGATCAAACTGCGTGACGGTCTGTAGATTCAGGTCGGATTCCAGACACCCATTAATCACCACAAGAGCTTGCCGGCTCATGAAGCATACGCTTCTCAGTGCGTTAAGCACACCACCACACACACACAGCTCAGCGGCTCTGTAGACCTCGAAGTCGGCGGCCACTGAGTGTAGTAACATGGCTATGGCCGAAGCGCAGAAGTTACGCGACATCGTTCGCTCACGGGATCCGATGGATGAGCTATGCAAGAACAGGCTCATCACACCCGAAGCGTGCGACTGGGTGAAGTCAGCCCTCGATCCTTTCCACGACCTACAGCTTGAGCACCTCCGGGGTTACCCGGACGTGGCAACTGAGCCGTCGGTGGTGGTCAAGATCCGTCAAGCGGCAACCATCACAAAGCCTCCGGGCTTGGGAGCTGGCGAGACGTGGGATTGTCACATTGTGACGTCTCCCATCGACTTCTCTCCTTGTGATTCACCCTCTGTCCGCGGCGCCAAGGCTATGCCTTTTGGCGACCCAGCACGACCCTCCAGCTCGGTCGCCGGTCTCATTTCTATGGGTGACGGCGGTCCGCTTGCTCGAATGGATGGACTGCTCATCAATAGCGTCCCGTCTGCATCATCTGCGGGCGCGAACATGACTTTCACTCCAGACCACTGCCCACGCGTGCCAGGCGGGGGCTACGAGCTACAGCAGATCAACCTGGACGATTATCTCGATTTCGAGACCACAGATCTCGGTGTTTACCGCCTTCTGTACTCGGGGTTCGAGGTGGTCAACACCACCGCACAGATTTACAAGCAGGGTGCGGTGACCGTCTACGAGTATGGGAACAGCTTTGAAATGGGAGCATCGATGCCGAGCAGCAAGCACATGTCGGCGGACCCGAGCCAGCCAATTTCACAGCCAACTACCTACTTCCGTTGTCCCCCAAACACGCTTGCCGAGGCAAAGATCATGCCCGGCTCGCACTCTTGGGCTGCACAGGATGGTTCGTACAACACGGCCAAATTCCAGTCCGAGAACAAGTTTCAGGCCATGACCCGTCGCCCATGGGTAATGTGCCAGAACAACGAGACCGCGCCCGACGCGGGTGGGTATGAAAGCTCCAATACCCACGGCTCCTTCATTTCCGACCTGTCTCTTGCGAGATTCAACGACTCATCAACGGGCGGCGTCGGAGAGCCTTACGGTTACGGAGGTCCCATGCACTTTTCACAGATGAACACCACGGGCGCGTACTACACCGGCCTGTCAGAGCAGACGACTTTGTTTGTTACCTGGCGGGTCGCAATCGAGCGCCTTCCGTCGGCGAACAAGCCAGCGTTTCTTGCGCTAGCCCAGCCGTCGGCAACCTTTGACCCCAATGCTTTGGTCTTGTACAATATGGTTGCCAACGTGCTTCCGCCCGGATGCCCACAAGGTTACAATGACATGGGCAAGTGGTTCCGCTGGATCTCTGACGCAGCTCAGAAATCGATTCCGGCGGTCTATCCGATCGTGCGCACAGCTGCATTACTTGCGAGCAGCATGGGCCGACCTGCGATCGGTGCCGGCTTGAACGGCCTTGCACAGGCCATGAAGCCGGTCGCCGAGCAACAGGCTGCGAAACGCCTGCAGCAGGCAGTTCGGAACAAACAACGCACCAACAGCGGCAAAACCGCAACCAACAATTGGTCGAAGCCGAGTCAGAAGGGCGTACGTCCCGGCGGCACCAACGGTTTGCGTTAGAATTGGTAGTCACTGCGCATTGAGCGTAAACAGGGGTAAGTCACCCCAACACAGCTGCTCCCCATTTGTTTGGGTAGGAGGCCTAGCTCCACTCTGTGGACTACGGCCGTAGAGCGGCACAGGGCTAGCAGTCGGCAAACTGCGACACCCATCAAAAGTCCCTAAAGCATAGACATGTGCACTCTGGGCGCTCCACACAATCCGAAACGACGAGGGCAAATTAGGCAGCTGACATGTTG